CGATCACCACCGTTAGCAAATACCACTGTATCCCAAGTATCAGATAATATTCTTTCTATGGCATCGCACGCCGATCCATCTTCGTCATTAAAGCTTATAACATAATCAACCGGTTTTAAATTCTCAACAATAAGCTTACGTTCTTCAATTGAAAGAAAGTTTTTTCCTTTTTTTCGAATTAGCCATTCGTCAGAATTTAAACCAACTATTAATTTATATCCTAATTTTTTGGCATCATTTAAATAATATATATGCCCTGAATGGATAGGATCAAATCCTCCGGTAACTAAAACGATTTTAGATGTTTTTGTAGACATATTCTAATGCTCTATCTGCTTCAACGTCCATAGGACGATTTTCATACCAGTTGCCAGTTCCCATATCAAACTCTCGACACAGATTAGTTATCTCATGTGACGTGATCGGATACTGTCGTTCGACTGCTCTTGCAGCAACCGCAACCATTATCTGGTACATTTTATGATACCAACCCGTATTAGATATAATCTGATATTCACTGGCCAATTTTTTTGGCCAGAAAGGGCAGTCACGATAACTTGTCCATACTATATTTGTGTTATCTAGTTTTGATTTTTTGTGTTCAAGAACTTGTTTTTGTAAAGCTTCAGGGAGTCTGTCGATAAAGTTTTTGCTTGATTTTTGTGCGTACTCATATTTTGCCATGAGTTTGGCTGGATCAACATACTCGCCATTATCATTAGAGAAGATGAAGTTATAAGCGTTATCGTAAGTTGCAGGAATATAATACATACGAGATAAATCTTTAGTCTGTTTATCTGCCATGTTACCAAGCTCTGAGTTGAGCGCATACCAGAAGTGCTTGATCTTATCTTGCTCAACCGGAGTTTGAAGCGGGAAAACCACACGAAACTTTGGAAATTCATGAGTGCTACTAGCGGTACTATAACACACATATGTGTAATTACCAAAGCGCTCATTAAGTTCATCTTCTAGTTTGCCCTTAAAAACGTGATCGTCAACATCAATAGCAGCCCAACCTGCCCAAGCATCCACATTCTTGTTGGCCCTAGTTGTATCAGAAACGTATACAGCTGGCGATATAAGTTGTGCATCTTTCTTTCCCCTTAAAGGTTGTTTAGACAGTTTGTAGAAAAGCTCCGAGAACTGTTGCCAATTCTCGAAGTCCATCCTACGATGTGTTTTATTATCAAAGACGCTCTTAAAGAGCGTTAGCGAAATCGCCATGGTTACCCTCATGATCAGGACCCTGCCAGTCAGCAGGTTTAATTAAGTCTGGTAAACCAAACGGATTAGGTCGACCAGGTTTTACTCCAGGTTCTTTTGACATATTTGCTTCATAGATAGCATCCCATGCTTTATTAGCATCAACACCAAATACATCAAGCGTGCCAATAGCAAATACGCACATATCAATTAGCCCATCAACAATCTCTTCTGGATCTTTATTGTCAAATGCATCTAATGTTTCGCCTAGTTCTTCTTGGCACATTGATAAACGAAACTTAAGATACGTAGCCATTAAATCTTTATTATCTTTATTTTTATCGAACCATTCTTTGACGCCAAACTTATTATGCATCATATAAATGTCATTAGCCCAATCACTCATTAGTATATTTTCCTCACTTGATAATTAAATTGATCAGTAGTTTTAATGTTAATCTTATGACCTTTCATGTCTCTACCTTTAAGAGATGTTTGGTCAATCTTACTTAGTTCTGATAGTTCAAAAAACTGTGTTCTCTTAGTACCATCATTTTCATTGTACCATATTGTGACTTCGTATTTGTCATACAAAAGTCTTTTTAGCCAGTTTGTCATACAAAGAAATCCTCCAACGTGTTTGAGTTATCATAATTAATAAACCAACCAGTCGGATCTAGAATCGGTTTGAGCGGGTCGCTAAACGTTTTAGAAAACTGTAAGTCGTAATCCACAAATTTTTCTAGTCCGAATTCTTTTGGCAAATAATCAGGAAAAGCAATTACGTTCTCATGAATCGGATTAGGAGTTCGAAGATAGCAGAACTTTACCTTTTCGCCATTTTGAATCTTGGCATATTTCTTATGTAAGTTATATTTATCGATAAGACCATTATACAACAAACTGCCACGGATGTGAATAGGCGTTCCCTTTTTATATGCGATTCTTTCACCTTTTTTTGTTGCCCACTTAGTTACTTCACGTGCACCCCGAGGGAAAGATATTTTCTCTGGCGGTAAAGATCTAAACTCATTATAGAAGTCGGTAATAAATTGCTGAGTGTCTTTTTCATTACCACTAATGATAATTTTAAATGCCTTTTTAAACTTATCGCGTACAACCTCAGGAGTTGAAGATTTAATAGCTTCAATGCCCATAATCTTAAGTTTAGGTTCAGCATACTGAACACCTTCAGAATTGTGGACGTTTAGTATATAACGCTTCTTTGCAGTCCATATACCACGATCAGCAATAACCTCTCTGCCCATTTCCATACGTGGTTTATAGGCATTCATCTGATCGAATAGCTTATCGTACGACTTACTTAACACAGACTCAAAGTGCTCTGAACAAATTTTGTCAAGAAACTTAACCGGATCTTTAGGTTTAAATTGCTCTACCAAAGCGCCCATGTTAATATAGAGAGAATCAGTATCAATCGCAATAACGTAGTCCACGTCTCTAGTTTTGAGAACATTGTTCATCTCCTTGTTAATGGCTCTTTCGGCCCATATAACTGATAACTGGCCTGATAGGGTAATACCTTCGGCCATCCGCATATCAAAGTATCTAAAGTATTTATTACCGAGCGCGCCATAGAGAGAATTTAGTAGAATCTTAATAGCCATTTGGCGATTGTTATATCGATTGATTTCTCGCTCTAGCTCAACAGTTTTGTTTTTCTGATACTCTTGCTCAATACTAAGCATTTCTTTTTTAATTTGCGTACGTTCAGCATAATATGCTTCAATAATCTTAGGAAGAATGCCTTGAAATTCTTTATGATAGGTTGAGCCGTTGGCTGCCACCGAATGTTGGGATGAAACCTTATTGTTTAGCTCAAGATAATAATCAACACCAGACCGCTCTGTTTGACCTATAAGAGTCTCTGGTGACATATTATATTGTACAATCAGGTTTGGATACAGAGAATTAAGATCAAAGGATACAACCCAGTCATGTAGACCAACTTGAGGTTCTTTCACATAGCCGCCAGGATATGGGTTTTTAATCTTTTCATTGTTGGGCGGTATGGCAATCTTTTTCTTGTTAAGCTCGCGATAGATAATAGAATCCCATATGGCAGTAGTGCCAAAGGTATCGGCGAGATTAACACCACCACGATAAGCCATAGTCTGTGCCAGCTGAATAAGACCCATCTTCTCTTCGATGCGATTAACCAGCTGAACGTCTTTGATGTTATAGTCTATAAACTTTTGATGATCTTCTTTATACAAGGTATATAGATTGCCATGTTCTTCGTAAGATAACTTATTTTCACCGAGAACAACGTGAGCAATGTGATCAAGCTTGTATGATTCTTGTGCGCCATATGAATAACCAAATTTCTTAAATAGTTCGAGATAGTCGGCTTGTTGTATGCCAACAATCTCATAGCCATATTGCATACGGCCTGTGATTTCTGTATTACGTTCATTCACCATATTCCATGGCGATAATCTTTTTACGGCTTCAATAGTTCCAATACGTGCGATACGATTAATAAGGTAAGGAATATCGAAAAAGCGACTGTTCCAACCAGTGACGATGTCCGGCCTGTTAGCGCACCAAAACTTATGGAAGCTAGCCAATAAAGCCTCTTCAGTATCGAATTTGCGATATTGAATAAGATCACCATGCATTTCAATACTACATTTTTCATAATCATAATCTCCTAAACCCCAAACGTGATAGATTGATGACTGACTAGATTTTAGAGCGATAGAAATAATTGGTTGAATTGCTTCTTCTGGTTTTGGAAAGCCATCATCGGACATAACCTCAATATCAAAATTGACGATATTAACTTGGTTAGGCCGAAACTTAATTTCATCAGGATACATATCTGTGATGCATTGCTGAATATAATTAGTGTTGCCATAGATTTTCATTCCATCAACATCTTTGTATTGATCGATAAAATTCTTGGCATCTCTCATTGTAGGAAAACCTAAGGGCTCTACCGGAACCCCATCAAGAGAAACCCATTCCGTATTTTTATTTTTACTTGGAATGAAAAGGGTGGGCGCAAACTTTATTTTCTTTTCGACACGTACGCCATTGTCGTTATAGCCACAATATAGGATCTGAGACCCATAGCGATTGACTGATGTATAAAATGACAAATTAAACCTCCAACGAATAAGTATATTCTATCATACTTTGCAAGGAATGTAAACAAAAAAAGGCGCCGAAGCGCCAATTTGTTTTTTATTCGCCTAATCCTAAGATTATTTCTTTTCGGAAACAAACTCATATAGCTTTTCAGCTTGTGCTTTGATTTCTTCCGGAGTAATTGCTTTGGGAATATATTTTTCATATGCTTCCCTCATCTGATCAGCATTTTCCTTATGCATGTCCATCATCTGGTGTGCTAGGTTAATCTGATTTTCATATGCTTTGTCAAGCATATCTTTTGCCATGTTCAATACGTCATAGCGGATTTGGAATGGATTTGACATGTGTGTGTCTCCTGTGTGTGTTTGTGTTTAACTAAAATGTCTTTCTAACATTTCAATTCTGTCTGTAGCCATAGCCATCTTGTCTAGTTCTTCTTGAATTGCTTCGACAATATCGCTATGTTCACCAATGCCTACACTATGATTCATGTAGACCATAATATTTGTTTTTGCACGTTCTAGTTCACCTTCGGCGTGCATACGTGCTGCTTTTACAAGTTGTTCTTTCATAATATCTCCTAGGGTTAAAGAGGGCCATTACAGCCCTCTATAAGTTAGTTACGCAATTTGGCAATTTCCATCATACAGGCTTTGCTCTCCTCGTGGTATCCCAATCTGGCTAGCTCTGCCGCCGCCTTGGAATATCCCACAACTTGGATCGTACGATCTAGTGAAGACCACAAGCCCGATAAGGGCGAGAATATAGTAGACATTACTGCTGTTGTCATTAAACCCATCCTTGCAAATTTTGATTTACTTTGACGAGTTCAATAGACGATTTATACCTAGCGATCTCATAGATCTCGCCGCGGCTAATGCCAATGTCTGCCAAGTCATAATCAGATAGATTGCTTAGAGCTTTTTCAGTTTCACGAATTGCTTTACGTTCAATTCGATTATTGTAAATGCTTTTTAGCGCTTCAATAATTAGTTCAACTGCCCTCGTTGAGTAGCTGTGTGCTGTTAGTATTGCTTGTGTCATGTTCGACCTCGTTAAATTTTCCAATATTAATTTTACGAGGACGCATTTCTTCTGGAATAACATATTGCAATTCGATTGCCAAGATGCCATCCTGAATATCTGCTCCGTTTACGTTTACGTGTTCAGACAGCCTAAAAGTTCTTTTAAATTTCTTCGTAGATATACCACGATGAATAAAGTTTCTACCTTTAGAAACGTGTTCCCCTGTAACAGTCAAAGTTCTGTCTTTAACTTCTACAGAGATCTCATCTCTTGTAAACCCAGCAATAGCTAATTCAATCAGATAATCTGTTTCATTAGCTTTAATAATGTTGTGGGGTGGATAATGATCATTCGAATGTTTAGCTGTAAATTCTAGCTCATTGAATAAATGATCGAAGCCCACGAAAGATGAACGTGGGAAAAGTTGGTGTGCGCCTGTCATTGTTATCTCCTTAGATCAAGCAAGATTATTTGGGTCAGAATATTCTGCACCCGTATTATTTATATAGTGGTTGCTATGCCAAATGTACATAGCCGCTATTCATTTTTTTTAAAAAACGCGTATTTTCTTATATCGCGATAGTCTGCACTGCCTTTACTTTCTGGGTTTAGATCTTTTTTCTTTTTAAATATTTCAGAACCGATTGCAGCGGTTTCAGGTGTCATATAATAATGATAGCCGATCTCTGTAATATCTTCTTCATTATAATTTTTATTTTCATATATAGATCTTCCATCATGCCTCATGCGTACGAGTCTATCTCTTTCTTCTCTATTATCAAGAAGAATCATACCACCTCTACCAATGTTTATATGTTTTTTAAAATGAAAAGATAAACACATTTTAGTTTTTGGTATGTAACCGTTTTTTTCCCAATAAAGCGCGGCATCAATTATGTCATCCGCTACATAGTAATAATCTATCCAATTTTTGTCAACAAGCCTATATGGCATTTTTATTTTTTCAAGCATGAAAGGTAAAGAAACATAAGTTTTTGCTGGTATATTCAGGTGTACATAAAATTTAAGCTGAAGGCACATTTCAATAGCATGCGTACAGCAATCAGTTGCAACGGCATATGGCGCGCCAAAAAATTCAGCTACTTCATTTTCAA